CTACAGATAGATTTTCTGCATTAATCTTAATAGTATTATCGCTTGAAACCCCGTTAATGTCAATTTCTTTAAATATGAAATATGGGGATTCGGCGGTAGCAATTTTTGAAATTTTATAACGATTGCCCTTCATTTTTACACAATCGCCATTAACTAACTGAGAAGTCTCAGTACTTAGCATATTATAAAAAGGGATTAGAGTATTAGGATCTTCGTAAGAGCCTTCTGCTTCAATCGCTTCTTTTTCTTCGTCTATAATAAGATCTTTTTCTTCAATAGACTTGTCTTCAGAAGCTTCTTGTACTGAAGCCTCTACTACAGTTTCTTCAATTTCTAAAGATTCTTCTACTGCAGTTTCTTCTGTTGTTTTTTCTTCCAAAACTTCTTCCTCCTCTTTTTCGAATTGAGACTTAAAGGACTCAAAACTTTCATCTGATTCGAAACTTTTTCTGATACTAAATAAAGACTCTTGATTTGCGGGAACACTTACCACACTAATCTCTAGTAATTCTAGGTCTTTAATTACAAAAGTATCTGCAGTTCTATCATAATCTGCATCTTTTACTCTGAAACCTACACTAAAACTTTTCAGTGCCCCATCTTCAATTAAAGATTGCACTCCGTGTAGTTTTTCAGCTGCACTTGATACTGAAGCTTCTACAAAAATACCTTTTTTGTCTACTCTTACAGTATCGGATTTACCAATAGGCTTTCCATGATCATGTTGATAGAGTAAAACAGGATTTTTTCTGTAGTTCTCTATGCCTTTAACCCATGCCTCTGATAAAACTACATCACCAGTTCTATCTTTTGATGTAGTATTAGCGTAACCAGCTATTTTAAAAGGCTTGTTAGCACTATCTGTTTTTGATTTAATTTCTATATTATCACTATTGATATAAAACTTTTTATCACTCATTTGTTGGCTCCGTTATAGGCATATCTTCTGTATCGTCTGATGAAGGTCTACCGCCCAACTCTGGACTAGTGGCACTTCCTGTGATATTCTGAGGTATGCGAATTTCTGAAGTAGTATCTAACCCTAAAGTAGGAAAATTAAGTTTTTCTCTAGCTTCGTCTGGAGTAATAATACCAGCATTAACTAAAGAACTAAAATACTGCGCTTGAGACTTTAAATCTGGTTGTAGAGCAGGTATAGATACTAATTCGGGTCTTATAGAAACACTGTTAAAATGATGCTCAAAAGCACTAGTAAATTGAGTAACTATTGGTATAATAGTATGCTCATAAAATAGTACTTGATTAGAAGAGATATTAGCATTATTACCACTTTTTAATAGAGTATAAGGTACTCCTAAAGATTTAGCCATATCTTGCTGCAATCGTTCTACACTGTTTTCAAAATCTAAATTTTGAAAGTTTATGTCACTAAACTTATCTATTTTTAATCCACCATCTAATATGGCAGGATTTCTGGCTCCATCAAATATTGTAGTATATGTGTTTCGCCAGCTTTGTAATAATCGTTCTTTCACTTTTGAGCTAAGAACGGTATCTGTAGTTAAAACAACACCAGGTATAGCATTATTTTTAAAGAATTGTCTTTGAAATTTAAGTAAAGCATAATATAAATTTATAAGGTCAGATAAAGATCTTAATCTACTTTTTCCTCTAAATATGCTCTCATCATTATCATCTTTGATATGTATAACTTCTGTAGAATCAAAATGAATAGTTTGTTTAGGTTTTTTCTTAGAACCACCAGAAGAAGCGTAAGGAGTAGAGCTTGCAAAAGGCTGAAATCCTGAACTATTTTCGGTTTCACCCCCTGACAACATATAAGTATAGCCTTTTACAAATCTCTTGGCATCTGTTTCTATTTCTATATCATTAGCTGGTAATAAATACATATCATTACCATCATAATAGAAGAAAGCATTGCCATCTAATAAAAGATCCATTACAGCTCTTCTCATAAATCTGGTTCTATCTTCAAAAGGATTAGGTCTTGAATTAAGTAATTTACTTACCTTTTTAACAGGACCGCCTTGACTACCGGGCTCAACTGCAAAGGGTATACCCACTACTGCGTTGACTATCATTTCTATGCATCTATGCACTATCTCAACTTGATCGTAAGCAGCTCTAAAATCTACGTTACTGTCTGGCTGAACTGTGGGTTCTTGACTTTGTAGATAGGGCTGAATAGGATTAAGTTTTTCTCGTACCCAACTAATTGGACCTGCCATTTTGTTCTCCAAATTTCAATCTCTGACTCTCTAGCCAAGTTTTAACCTTAACAGATCTCCAGTTAGAATACCTAGCACCGTATATACTGTGGAGTCTTTGATGATGTATTTTACAAAGAGTGTATAAATTATCAGGCCCTAATAAGTGCTTATTTTCTTGATAAAAACGAACCCTCAAAACCTTGATTAAATCGTAGTCTAGTATAGAGTTATCAATTTTTTCTTTTTCTAACCATTCGTTCCAAAGTTCTGAAACACTGAATGCATGATGTAATTCTAAGTTTTCTTTTGTATTACAAATAAAACAGTGATCTTTATGAGTATAGTCTTTCTTTATAAAGTCTCTCACATACTTAACAGGAAGTCGTTTTAATTCTTTCATTTTATCAATTATAAATCTTATTTTGCTTAGAGTCAAAAATTTATTTTGTATCTTTTCTTATTGTATACCTTTTAGGGGAATTTATTATCAATCCCCTCTTTAATTTACTATTAGAAGTCTTTTTCTTTTTTCTTGAAGAGTCTAAAGTATGTAGAGCTATGTGTATAGGATAGCCGTTAGCTCTTAGTGCTTTAACATCTTTTTTTAAGCTTTGTTTAGTATGTTTTTTTCGTAAAGGAAACATACCTCTTTTTACTGAGTTTAGATTATTTTTATCCATAAATACCTACCGATGATGATTTTGCATACGAGTATATAGCGTACCTTAAAGCATCGCAACAATGAGATGTCCAATCATGTAAAGGTTTTGATTTTTCACCTCTTGTATTCCATCTATAACCATTAACACTAGAATAAGTTTTAGTAGTATTTTCTAAATCAAAAAATAAATTTTCATTTTGAATTAATACTTGAACGTAACTAATACCATCATTTACAGACTTAACAGCGTTCTCACAAAAAATATCATAGTCATACGCTAAATCAGCTTTTGTCTGTGCAGCAGCAGAATCTATATATATATTTTCTATACCCCAGTGTTCTATTATCTCACTTATAATTTCTGCATGAGAAGAAGTAGTGCCTTCGCTGGCTACATATTCATCTACTACAAAAAAGTTAGTACCATCAGTAGCTAAAACTACAAAAGCAGTATCATCTCTAAATCCCATATCTAGACCTGCAATAAAAGTATATCTATCGTCGTTAGGCTTAACAGTTTCGGCAGTATCCACTAAGTGTATAGAGTCTTCTACTTTGTATATTTGCCCCTCAAAACTTACCCAATCACAATGATACTCTTGTTGAAATATACTAGGAGGAAGGGTTCTTTTTGCTTCTGATATATCAGCTTCTTTTAATGCAGGATTAACATGCCAAGGAAAAAGACCTGCACCCCACTCAGGATACTTATCGTCAGCTCCTCTACTCCAATATTTATACAAATAATTTTGTTTACCTCTAGGGGTAGATATAAATAAAGCTCTACTTCCTTCATAAGTAGATAAGGCAGGTCTTAAATCTCTAGTAAAATATTCATCATCAGATATAATAGCAGCCTCATCTACAATTAATAAATTAGCTGCCCTGCCTACAAGAGTTGATCTATTATTAGCAGATAATAGCCTAAAAGTGCTATCATTAACTAATCTAACAACCCTATCTTTTAAATTTAGTCTTTTAGTTTCTATACCCAGCACACTAATAAGCTCTGTAGTATAGTCCCAAATAATAGATGATAAATTATAATCAGGTGCTACAACTAGCACTTGCTGATTAGGCTCTAATAGTTTTGCTAAAGCTAGAACAGATGCAGCACTAGATTTACCTGTTCGTCTGGCTGATATGTGTGTCCAAAATCTATGCTCTTCTAATCCTTTTTGCATAGCTAATTGACTAGGATTAAACTCCTTAAACCCAAATTTAGAGGGTAGTTTTTGTACTAGTTTATCTACTGGCACTTTAAAATATTCACTCATTTATTTACTTTCTTTAATATCACATTTTTAAGACGGCTTATATATATAAGCTGCTCCAGCGGTTGATACGCTACCACTATCAGTATTATTAGCACCTATAATTGCTGTGTTGCCGTCATTAGATATATTCACAAATTGACCAAAATAAGCACTAGCTTGTGCGTCATAAGCTTGTATTTTAGACTGTTGAGTCCAAGTACTTCCAGATCTAGTGAAAATATAAGCAGCCCCCGCATTAGTAAACCCTGTATCTTGTACATAGGAGCCTCCTATGACTGTATTCCCGTCACCAGAAATAGAAACGCTTCTACCGAATAGATCACTAGCACTAACATTAGTTGGTTGTATTTGCGCTTGCTGACTCCAGCTTGTTCCTGATCGGGTAAATATGTATGCAGAGCCAGCACTACTACCGCCTGTATCTTCGTATGCAGCACCTACTATGGCAGTATCCCCGTCACTATCAATAGAAACAGATTCAGCAAAACGATCGCCGGATCCTGCATTAGAAGCTTGTATTTTAGCCTGTTGTGTCCAAGTACTTCCAGATCTAGTGTATATATATGCAGAACCAGCATCATTACTGCCGGTGTCTTCATTAAATGCACCCACTATAACTGTATCCCCGTCATTAGATATATCAACAGATTGTCCGAAATTATCACTCCCTTGTGCATCGGATGCTGTTATTTTAGCCTGTTGTGACCAACTTGTTCCTGATCTAGTAAATATATATGCAGAACCAGCATCTTGATTAGCAAATGAAGATCCTATAGGATCTTCAAGATGTGCGCCTACTACTACTGTATTTCCATCACCAGAGATAGAAACGCTTCTACCAAAATAGTCGCTGTCTGCTTTATCGGATGCTGTTATTTTACCTTGTTGAGTCCATGTAGACCCTGAACGGATAAATATGTATGCAGAGCCGGTATCAGTAATTCCCGATGCGTCTTCACTATACGCCCCTACAATAGCAGTATCCCCGTCACTATCAATAGAAACAGAGAACCCAAAGGCATCATATGCTGCCTTATCTAATGCTTGTATTTTAGCCTGTTGTGTCCAACTTGTTCCTGATCTAGTGTATATATATGCAGCTCCAGCATTAGTAAACCCTGTATCTTCATTAGGGGCCCCTACTATAGCTATAGTTCCATTACTAGATATAGAAACAGATCGGCCAAAACTGTCACTAGATTCCGCATCAGAAGCCAGCAATTTAGCATCTGAAGCAGGTGATGACCAACTTGCAGGGCTAGTACTAGTGTCATTTATAGTTATAGAGTTAGAAGTAGTTACAATAGTTCCGCTAGTACTTCCTATTCTAATTTCTACTTGAAACGTTTCAGATCCTTCTGTAGTATTATCAGCCGTAGGAGTAACATTAAAAGAGCCTGAATTAGAATTAATAGTAAAGCTACCACTAGAAACACTAAAGTCTGAAGAGTTAGTAAGAGTGTAATATAAAGTAGTACTATCAGGAACCAGAGTTGTAGCTACGTTTATAGTCCCTGCCGATCCTTCATTTATACTACTAGGTACTGTTACAGAGTAGGTAGGCGGTATATATATAGGACTAGAAGTCAAAGTTACAATTCTGGTCCCTGATGAAGACCAAGTTAAGTTGTTGTTAGAATTATAAGCTGTAAGAATAGATACGTTATTAGTATTGTCCCAAGGAGCTGATACTATAAAGTCTAAAGACATAGTATCTGCAGATATAACTGCATTAGCACCTAGCTTAGTGTTTGATAATAAATTAGCCATAAATTAAGTCACCGTTACATTCCCATTAGAGTCACTTAAGGATACGAAAGCACTAGGAAAAGATCTTCCAGACCCCCAAACAATTCTTACTGCGCCATCACCTCCTGGAGCACCATTACCTTGAGTATCATCTTCTTTGCCTCCGCCTCCACCTCCAAAGGTACCACCTGTTCCTGATGAATTTGATGTTCCCCCAGAGCCGCCACCGCCCGGACTATCCACTGCTCCTCCTGAGCCGCTTGATCCTTCACCAAATATTCCAACTCCTCCACCACCGTTATTTTGTCCGCCAGCGGTGGATTGGCCTCCTCCGCCTCCGCCTCCGCCACCAGTGACAGAAGTACCAGTACCGCTATTTCCTGTGCCTGCGCCGCCGCCTCTACCGCTATAGCCAGCGGCGCCTCCGCCTCCGCCTCCACCGCCGTTGTTCTGTGCTGCTCCGCCATCACCGCCCTGCGCGCCACCAGTTGAGAAACCATAACCTGAGCCACCCAAACCACCTGATCCGCCAGTGCTTTTATAAAGTCCTTCACCGCCTCCATATGCTATTACTAAAGCTGTACTACCTCTTTTTACACTACTAGAAAGGCCAAGTCCGCCATTTGTCACACCGCTATTACCGGCTTGTCCTCCGCTACCTACATAAATAGTTAAGTTTTCTCCTGGAGTAACTGAAAAGGTAGCTGTACTAAGACCTCCGCCTCCGCCTCCAGCTCCTGATTCACTTGAATTTCCTTGACAATATGAAGATCCACCTCCACCACCTACACATACTGCACTTACTTGTGTTACATTAGCTGGAACTGTAAAAGTGTGA